GTTGGTGGCCTTATATTAACTGACGAAACAGATGAAACAAATAGATATAGAAAAGCAAACATTATATCTGTAGGTAACATGGTTGAAGTAGTTAAACCAGGTAATGTAATATACTATGATGCTATTGCTGGTCACGATATAGCTTATAATGATACTATGTATCGAGTTATACGCGCTAGAGATATAGTTATAGTAGAATAATTACTATTTAGTAAAAACGTGTAATTACTATTAAAGTAGATTATACATAAACTATAAACCATAAACAACAAACAAAAAATCAAAAATTAATTATTAATCATTTAAAAAAAATAAATTATGAAGTATGTAAATTTTACAGACACGGAAACAGCTGCTATGGTTAACATTGTTGCTGCAGATAAAATAGCAGCTATACAAACAACTAACGCTAATACAGTTATTGTTTACGCTGATATTGTTGGATCATTAGGCACGGCTGGCGCTAGTGCTGGTTTTGACACTATTACTATCACAGCTACAGCTAAAGCTATTGTTGTTGCTAAAAGATTAGCAGAATATATATCTGGAACTTCTATAGGTGGTGATAATATGTTAGATGTAACAGCTGGAAATGCTAAATTCCCAGAAATTACTGTTATCGATTACACTGCTGTTGTATAATAGCAAATGCGATTAACTAGTCACGATTTACGTGATTTACAAATCCTTAAGTATTACAGGCTCGTTAGAAAATGGGCCTGTAAAACTTACGGGTTAACAGACGCTGATCTTGAATTACTAATTTATTTAGACTGCAAGGGGCGTTTTACAAGAAATGAATTTATCGACGGTACCTACACAATGAGTTGGGATAAGAACCGTTGGGAAAAATTAAGGAGGAATGGTTGGATAGAAACGTGGAGACACAGAAATAGAACAACCATCAAATACTCTGTATTCAAAACCTCCTTTAAGTGTTCACACTTAATAAGTAGAATATATCGTATACTTTTAGGGGAAGAAGATATACCTACTTCAGAAAAGAGTGTGTTTTTTACTAACCAATCATACACCGATAAGGTCATGAATAAGTCTATCGATGATATGATAAAAGATAATAAACGATGATAGGAAAAATTGCAAATGGCTTATTCGGCAAGATAGTAGACAATGCGGAAGGAATACTTGACAAGGTTATTACGACAGACAAAGAAAGAGATGAGGCTAAGCTCGCTCTTAGAAGAGTTTTACTCGAAGCCGAAGCTGAAGCTTTCGCCAAAGAAGTTGAAGACAGAAAGAGCGCTAGGGATATGTATAAAGACGATGCGTTCATTCAAAAAGTACTTGCGACGTTATTTACGGCAGCGTACTTTGGATTAAGCTTTATGATGTTTAGATACTTCGTAGTGGGTGATATACAAATGGGTGAGTTTGAAATTAGTTTCATCTCAACTATATTTGGTGCTATGAGTGCTAAAGTTAATACGGTAGTCGATTTCTTTTTCGGCGGATCGTCTAAAAAGAATCAAGAACAAAATAAAAATAAATAATTATGGGAATAAATTCAACACAAGTTTCTTATGGCTTTGGCCAAATGGGTAGCGCTTATTGCGACACTGCAACAGCAGTTACTCCACCAGCTGGTAAAGTTATTGTGGCTATATACTTTATACAAGATAATACCCCAACAGCTTTAGTAGCTGAAGATCCATTAATGTATTTTAATACCGTATCTGCGGCACACGAGCAAGATACAACTGGAACAAACGCAACTGATCACGGTGATGGTGGTTTAGTTTTATCTGGCGCTAAGTTTAGAGGTGGATCTGTTATATATGGAAGGTGGACTAGTGTTACACCTCAGGCTGATACTGATGGTGGTATAATCTGTTATTTCGGAGATTAATGTTAGGATTAGGAAATTCGTTAACACAAGGCGGGATTCAAATTGGTTTGTTACATACGTATACTAGTGATTTTTCTGGAGGTGCTGGTGACGACTCAAGTGACTGGGAGGCTTTTAGTGTACAAAACTCAGCTAGTGATTTAACTTTAGCAACGAATCAAACGGCACCAGGGTCTGGCGAAGCTGGTTGGCTAAAAGGTACGTTCGCTGTAACTCAAACAGATAGTAATGGGGCAGGTATAAAAAACACAAATTTTTTTGCACCAGCTTCAGGCTTAGCTTTAAGTTCAGGTGGTTATCATGAGATTACTTTTAAATTATATCTAGATAATCCTGGTGGTAGTATAGGAGACTATTGGGGCGGCACTGACGAAGTTAGAACGTATTGCGTTTTGAATAACATAGGTATAAACGACGATGGAGCTGGAGATGACCCAGGTGTACCACAGCATCAAGTTGCTACATTTGGACCTTCTATTTCTAATCAGTTTTCAGTATCTCAAACCACTGATACAGCAAAAATATATTGGGCTCAACTTGGCGATAGGCCCGCTGCCAATGCTGTATTTTATATAAAAGATATAGTGTGGAAAGTATACGGTTATTAAATTATAAATTAAATTAAATTAAATTATGGGAAAAAAAGAAAAAGTGATTGACCTTAAACCTAAGGTTGATAAGATATCAGACAAACATTTATCTGATTTACAAAAAGTAGTTAATACTATAAATGCTATACAATTTAATGTTGGCAAGATAGAGGCTCAAAAGCATATGTTACTACACAATTTAGATGAAGCACAAAAGGGTGTTAAGAAAATGCAAGACGTGCTAGTTAAAGAATATGGTACTTTTGACGTTAATTTAGACGATGGAACTATCAACTGGCCTAAAGAAAAGAAAGATGAAAAATAATATCATCAGGAAAATTACCATAGGTAAAGACTATAAAAATGATGCCATGCATTATGCTGTTGGTCAAGAAGTCTATGGTGGTCATAAAATTTGTGATATAATAGAAGAAGAAGATAAGTACTCTATTTATATTAGAAAAGACGATATAGTTATACCTTGGAAAGATTTTAACAAGAATATGGCTATATCAGTTGAGTATAACTTAGAATATTAATGAATGCTTATAAAGATTTTATTGTCTCTCCTATTGGTGAGCGCTATGATAATACTAAGCAAGTTGATGACAAAAGATTAATACTTAATACAGAAGTATCAAATCATCAATTTGTAAATAGATTAGCAAAAGTTATCGCTACTCCATTATTATTTCAATCACCCATTAACGTGGGTGATGAGGTAATAGTTCATCATAATGTTTTTAGAAGATGGTATGATGTTAAAGGTAGAGAAAAAAATAGTAGATCATATTGGAAAGAAGATAAATATATAATATCAGAAGATCAAATATATTTATACAATAATAAAGCTATGCCTGGCTATAGTTTTATTAAACCACTAAAATCTAATGATAAATTTACTAATGACAAAGAAAGACCTTTAATAGGTGTAGTTAAATACTCTGATGGTAGTTTTAATATAAATGATTTAGTAGGATTTGCGCCTAGTATGGAGTATGAGTTTATTATAAACGGAGAGAGATTATATAGAGTTATGAATAAATTTATTACAATTAAATATGAATATAAAGGAAACGAAGAAGAATATAATCCAAGCTGGGCATAAAGCGGTTGAAGAATTAATCAAGGTAGCTAAAGAAGCTATTGTTGATTCTGGAGATGATGTTTCCGCTGATAGATTAAAAAATGCAGCTGCTACAAAAAAGTTAGCTATATTTGATGCATTTGAAATATTAAACAGAATCCATGAAGAAGAGGGTTTATTAGAAGGTAAACCTATAGAAGAAAAGAAAGAGAATAAATTCAAAGGGTTTGCAGAAGGTAGGTCTAAATAATGTATAACCAAAACTTATTTAAGGTTGTAGAACCTATAAAAATAAATACCATTAAAAGACTTAACAAGTCTAAAAAATGGAAGTATGGTTATGATAAAGAAAATGATATAGTTATTATATCTAAAACCGGTATGATCGGCGATATCATAGAAATACAAGGTTTACAAATAGCTTTACCTAAACAACCTAAAGAAATATATAGTTGTAGTAAAATAAAGTCAGAGCAAAAGTGGAAACAATTTCCAGCTAACTCAGCTTTTAAAAGAATTAAAACTGTATTTGATTGGCAAACATATCCAGATGATTTTAAACAAAGTCATTATGAATATATAGACGAAGAGTTTAAAAGAAGAGAAGAAGGTTTTTGGTTTATGAATAATGGCAAGCCAACCTACATAACAGGCACACACTATATGTATTTACAATGGAGTAAAATAGATGTAGGCGCGCCAGATTATAGAGAAGCAAATAGATTATTCTATATATTTTGGGAAGCTTGTAAAGCAGATAAAAGAAGTTACGGAATGTGTTATTTAAAAAATAGACGTTCTGGTTTTTCATTTATGAGTTCAGCTGAAACTGTTAATTTAGCTACATTAGCTAGTGATAGTAGATTTGGTATATTATCTAAAACAGGTGCCGATGCAAAGAAAATGTTTACAGACAAAGTAGTACCGATTAGTATTAATTATCCTTTCTTCTTCAAGCCAATACAGGACGGTATGGACCGACCAAAGTCCGAGCTCGCTTATAGGGTACCTGCTAAAAAGTTTACTCGTAAAAAAATACGTGAACGTGAAGAGATGGACGACGTTGAAGGTCTTGACACAACTATAGACTGGAAAAATACAGGTGACAATAGTTATGATGGTGAAAAACTAAATCTATTAGTTCATGATGAAAGTGGTAAATGGGAAAGACCTGACAATATAAAAAATAACTGGAGAGTTACAAAAACTTGTTTGCGATTAGGTAGTAGGATAGTAGGTAAATGTATGATGGGAAGTACATCTAATGCTTTAGATAAAGGAGGGGATAATTTTAAAAACTTATATTATAATTCAGATGTCACAAAACGAAACAGAAATGGACAAACTAAATCAGGACTTTATTCTTTGTTTATACCCATGGAGTGGAATTATGAAGGTTTCATTGATGGATATGGACAGCCTGTATTTAACGATCCTAGTGAACCAGCATTTGATCCCCACGGCATAGAGATAGATCAAGGTGTAATCGATCATTGGGAAAATGAAGCTGATGGTTTAAAAGAAGATCAAGATGCTTTAAATGAATTTTACCGTCAGTTTCCTAGAACAGAAGAACACGCGTTTAGAGATGAAACAAAAAATAGTTTATTTAATCTTATAAAGATATACGAACAAATAGATTATAACGAAGGTAATAGAAACTCTTCAGTAACTACGGTTGGTAACTTTCAATGGCTTAATGGGAAAAAAGATACGATGGTTGTTTTTAACCCAAATCCTAACGGTAGATTTAAGGTTAGTTGGGTGCCAAGTTCTAGATTACAAAATAACGTTATTATTAAAAATGGCGTACGATATCCAGGTAATGAACACATGGGAGCTTTTGGCTGTGACTCATACGATATATCTGGAACAGTAGATAAACGAGGTTCAAAAGGTGCTTTGCATGGCTTAACAAAGTTTTCAATGGAAGACGCGCCAGCAAATACTTTTTTCCTTGAATATATAGCAAAACCTCAAACTGCTGAAATATTTTTTGAGGATGTTTTAACAGCTTTGGTATTTTATGGAATGCCAATACTTGCTGAAAATAATAAACCAAGATTATTATACTATTTAAGAAGAAGAGGTTATAGAGGATTTAGTATGAACAGACCTGATAAAGTTTGGAATAAGTTATCAGTTGCAGAAAAGGAAGTAGGTGGTATACCAAACTCTAGTGAAGATATAAAGCAAGCTCATGCTGCTGCTATTGAAATGTATATCAATGACCATGTTGGATTATTACAAGACGGTACTTATGGTACTATGTATTTTAATGAAACTTTAAATGACTGGTCTAGGTTTGATATAAATAAAAGAACTAGGCACGATGCTTCAATAAGTTCTGGTTTAGCAATTATGGCTTGTAATAGACATTTATATAGACCAAACCCTATTAAACAAAAACAACCATTAAATTTAACTATATCAAAATATAATAATTCTGGATTTTCATCTACGATAATTAAAAATAAAATATGAACTCACAACACTCAATACATTTTCCATCACAAGCTGTTAGCGATTTAGAAAAACTAAGCGAAGATTATGGATTAAAGGTTGCAAGAGCAATACGACATGAATGGTTTTCTGGTGCTACATCTAAGTACAATAGTTTTAAAAATAACTTTCACACACTAAGACTTTACGCAAGAGGGGAACAACCTATACAAAAGTATAAAAATGAGTTGTCTATAAATGGTGATTTATCTTATTTAAATCTTGATTGGAAGCCAGTACCTATTGTACCTAAGTTTGTTGATATAGTTGTTAATGGTATGGCTCAAAGAAATTATCAAATAAACTGTTATTCTCAAGATGAATATGGTGTAAGCAAAAGAACTGAATATATGGAGTCTTTGCTTAGAGATATGAGAGCTAAAAAGTTTGACAACATAATTCAACAGCAGTATGATATTGATATGAAAGAAAATGAGCCTGAAAAATTACCAGACTCAGAGGAAGAATTAAAGCTTCATATGCAGTTAGATTACAAGCAAGCTGTTGAGTTAGCTGAAGAACAGGCATTAAATGTTTTACTAGAAGGTAGTGATTATGATTTAGTAAGGCGTAGAGTTCTTTATGACTTAACTGTACTAGGTATCGGTGCTACTAAAACTACATTTGATTTTAGCAGCGGTGCTAAAGCGGAATATGTTGATCCAGCAAATTTAATATATTCACACACAGACTCTCCTTATTTTGATGATGTATACTATGTTGGTGAGGTAAAAGAAATACCAATAAACGAACTAGTAAAACAATTTCCTAATTTATCTGAAAAAGAAATAAAAGAAGTAGCAGATAAACAATATAGACCTTTAGATCATACATCTAACTACGATAAAAATAAAGTAAACGTTCTTTACTTTAATTACAAAACACACATGAATAATGTTTATAAGTTAAAAAAGTTAGGAACTGGAGCTGAAAGAGTTATTGAAAAAGATGATACGTTTGATCCACCTGTTGAAAGCATGGATGGTGAATTTAAAAAACTAGAAAGAGTTGTTGAGACTTTATACGAAGGTGTTTACTTAATAGGCTCAGATAAAATACTTAGTTGGAAAATGTGCGATAACATGATGCGTACAGATTCTGATTTTAGTAGAGTAAAAATGAATTACCAAATTGTGGCACCTAGGTTATATGAAGGTAGAATAGAAAGCTTAGTAAGTAGAATAACTAGCTTTGCAGATATGATACAGTTAACACATTTAAAGTTACAGCAAGTTATGGCGCGTATGGTTCCAGATGGTGTATACTTAGATGCTGATGGTTTAGCTGAAATAGATTTAGGTAACGGAACAAACTATAATCCGCAAGAAGCTTTAAATATGTTTTTTCAAACTGGTTCTGTTATTGGTAGAAGCTTTACATCAGAAGGTGACCCTAATCCTGGTAAAGTTCCAATACAACAAATAAGCAATGGTGTTAATAGTGGTAAGTTACAAAGTTTAATTTCAACTTACAATTATTACTTACAAATGATACGTGACGTAACCGGATTAAATGAAGCAAGAGATGCTAGCACACCTGATCGTAACGCATTAGTTGGTGTACAAAAAATGGCAGCTGCTAATTCTAATACAGCTACCAGACATATTTTACAATCAATGCTATTTATAACTGCTCAAGTTGCAGAGTGCTTATCATTACGTATAGCTGATATCATAGAGTACTCACCAACTAAAGATGCTTTTGTTAGAGCATTAGGCGCTCATAACGTCGCTACGTTAGATGAAATGAAAAACTTACATTTATATGACTTTGGTATATTTATAGAGTTAATGCCAGATGATGAGGAAAAACAAATGTTAGAAAACAATATACAAGTTTCTTTACAGCAAGGTAGTATAGATTTAGATGATGCTATTGATTTGCGTAATATAAGAAACGTAAAGTTAGCTAATCAAATGCTTAAAGTAAAAAGAAAAAAGAAACAAGAAAGAGATCAGCAAATGCAACAACAAAATATGCAAGCACAAGCTCAAGCTAACGCACAAGCGCAACAAGCTGCAGCACAAGCTGAAATACAAAAAAATCAAGCAAAGATGCAGGCTGAAATGCAATTAGAACAAACTAGAGGTCAATTAAAATCTCAGTACTTACAAGCTGAAGTTTTAGCTAAAAAACAACTAATGGCTTACGAGTTTGAATTAAACTCTAAAATGGAAGCTATGAAACAAAGAGTTTCTAATGAAAGAGAAGATGAAAGAGAAAACAGAAGAGATAATAGAGTAGATATGCAAGCTCAACATCAAATGAATATGATTCAAAGAAGAACTG